CCTGCCGTGATGTATGTGCTACCGGCTTCCGGAAGCCTGAACGTGGGTCTGATGCAGCTGAAGGATTATCCGAACTGCATGATAGCTTTCATGGACAAGACAAAGCATGACTTTTCCGGTGAGGAGAATGATTCGGTTATTGAAGGATGCAAGTCTTTGGCCAAGGAATTTATACTGAGAGTGAACAGAAGCGGAGTATTCGAGCCTGTGCAGGGGGACATCCAGTATTCGGTGTTCTATGACAAGCTGGATGTGAATGTGACGGGGATTGTCATTCAGGTTCCTTTGAAGGAAATAAAAGGACTTGTGATGTGTCCCACAAAAACGGTGAAGGAGATAGTGTATGGAACTTCTGCTGAGGGATAAGGTGATGGAACTGGTTTCCTCCGAGCTGGAAGCGTTGAAGCAACGCATCATTGAGAACCACCGGAATGCAGGGCAGGTGGCTTCCGGCAGGACGATAGCCAGTTTGAAGGTCGAGATAACAGAGGATGGTGGCGTTCTGTGGGGCCGTAGTGCATTCGGTACGCTGGAGACCGGACGAAAAGGAGGAAAAGTGCCGGCAGGATTCTGGAAGATAATCCGGCAATGGATGGATGACAAGGGTATCCAGGTAGAGAAGCCTGACTCGTTCGCTTACCTTGTGGCCCGTAAGATTGCGAAGGAAGGAACACAACTATTTCGTGAGGGCGGATTTTATAAAATTTATTCTCCCGAAGTGAAGGATACGGTGGAGAGGGTATCGGATGGCATCGGTATTCTGTTCGGGAGTGAAGTGGAACATATAAATCTAAATTTCAATGAGGACGGGAGTATTTGAAACGAATAAGAGCATCACGTATCCTGATGATGTATCTTTCTGCTTTAACCCGATGAAGATTAAAGTCAATACGGGAAACACTGTTACATGTACAATTTCATATGGTGCAATGTCATTTACCGACAAGAGAACTCCGTATGGAGGAAGTGTGGAACTTGATATTTCAATGTATTCACAGGCGTTTTTTAATGCTGGTGGAATGGAACTGTTACCTTCCAAAGAGATTACTGTAAAGATTCAGACCTCGGCAGATTCATTTACTTTTACCACTAAGGTAATATGGGGTGCTATGAATATAGGAGAAGTCTTCAATCGGTCACGTACGGTTACATGGTTCAAGAACTTCCCTTTTACGTTGTCCATGTACATAGCTTCCGGAGCAACCATGAGGAAAAGGTATGACCGGAACAAATACCAGGCTTTTAGTGCTGGCAGCGGTCTTGTGCATCTGAACCCTTCTTCATTGTTCGGAAACGCAACAAACTTTGGGGTCATACGTCTTGACGAAGAGATACCGGAAAGCACATTCGATTATACATTCGACAATACGTTCCGTCCGGTTGGTGATGGCGTGATCATTAACAGACTTATCGTGGATGATTCGGAGTGCGGTGTATATCTTCGTTGGATTGACCGGCATGGGTTTTACCAGTACTGGCTGTTCCAGGAGGGGGAATCAGGCAGCGAAGCGGAAGCTGGTGACAAGATGTATTACTCCTTCTCCGATGAGAAGTATGGTTATAACGGGGTTTTCAGATACAATGGGAAGTCCATGCAGATGACGAAAAAGGCGTGTGCTACCCTTGTGGACCAGAAAACCTTCAAGATGCTGCTCACCATTCTTTCGTCTCCATTGGTGGATATGTACATGGATGGTAACTGGGTTCCGGTCAATATTTCCACGAAGAGTGTTACTGAAACCATGCAGGCGTTGCAGGATTTTGAGATTGAGATAGAATTTCCAGAAACAATTTCACAGAGCTTATGAGAGATGAGTTATATATTGACGGGACGAAAGTGGATATGGGTGAATCCGGTGTTTCTCTAGAATACCGTAGCAATATCCTGACAGATATTAGCAAGATTGTAAGTAATTTTAGCTATACAGTTAAGTTGCCGAAGACAAAGAATAATCTCCGGCTGATAGAATGTGCTCATATGCCTAGTGCGGTAAGTAGCTTTCCGTATCTTCCTCATGTAGGTACGTTGTTGCGTGACGGTGTACAGATTGTTGATGGTGCCAATGTAGTATTGATGTCTGTCAGTGATATGATAGAAATTGCTCTTTCATGGGGGAATGCAACTGGTTTTTCGAAGATTATTGAGTTTGAAGGAAACCTTGATGGTTTGGATTATGGAGTAGATGATTATATTTTTTGGAGATATGACATATCTCCGGACGAAGATGTACCTATAATTAACTATGGGTTCAGAACCACAGAGAAACACGTAACTTACCATCCGGTTGTTTCTGCTAAATGGATTTTGGATAAGATACAGAGCCAGTTTAATGTGAACCTCTTGTTTCCGTCTGATAAACTGGATATTCTTCAAAGTCTGAAAATTCCATTATTAAAAAAAGAAGATGCCCAGAAGCATGTGGATGCAAATCGTGTTACATTGACTTTGAGTGGGTTGAACAAAACGGATGGAGCTTTGCGATATTATCAATTGATGTTTTACGGTCTTGTACAATCGTATTATATTGAATATTATAATGATGGTTCATTCATATCTGCATTTAAGCCAAATTTTAAAAACTTGCAGCTAAACTATTCGATAGATTGTAGCTTGGTTTATGTTGGAAGTGCATATAAGAATGGAGGATATTTGGATATCGTAGATGCTGATACTGGAGAAATATTAGACCAGGTGAATGCGTATGAAGTTTTTGATAAAGGGAATGATAATTATGAGTGTCATTTCAAGAAGGATTTGTCGTTAGACCCGTATGATAAGACAATTTACATAAGTACGACAGTTTCTAAATCAGGTGATGATAGTGTCAGAATGGTTTCTGGGTTTATAACTCTTGAAGCAAAAGTGTCTGAGGTTGGAGCTGATATAGGAGAGTACAATAAGTATTTTACAATACCCAATTTACCTTCAATAAAATTGATAGACTTTATTAAGTCTATAGCTTACATGCTTGGGGTTTTTGCGGTTCCAGGTGAGAATAATGATATACATTTTGTGTCATTTGATTCAGTGATAGAAAATAAAAGTAATGCAGTAGATTGGTCTAGTCGTATTCTGCTTAACGATTATGGTGATGTGGCACGAAATATCAGTTATCAGTTGAATGATTTTACACAGAAGAACTGGTTCCGCTATAAGGAAGATGATGATGTTACTGGGAACTATGATTCGTTTATTGTTGTCGAGAATAGGGCACTAGTCTATGAAAGAGATGCTGTTTCGCTTCCTTTTTCTGCTTGTGATGCATTGGGAGATGTAGCAAGTATTCCTCTGTATTCGTATAATGATGATGGAGAGTTGGAATATGATAGCGGGGTGAGTCCAAGAATAGTCTTATATGATTCTGAAACTCGTTCATGTGTTTTCTATCCGTTAAGATGGGAAGAATTGATACAGCAGCATTATGCATCGTATCAGGAAGTGGTCAGACAGCCAAAGGTTATAAAGGAGCTTGTTCTTTTATCTGCTCCGGAATTGGCCGTACTTGACTTGCTTAAACCTGTATACATACGACAATACGGTTCGTATTTTGCGATTGTGAAGGTGAAAACCAAGGAGAATAATATATGCGAAGTTGAATTGCTAAAAATATAGTGTTATGGCGGATAAGGTGGAGAAAATCCTTGACATCAAGGTGAATTACAATGAAGCTGTAAAGGCGATAGCGGAATACCAGACGAAGATTGATGCGGCCAGGGATGCAGAAAAGAACCTGAAAAAGCAGTTGAAGGATGGGGAAATATCCCGTCAGCAGTATAACGAGGAGATGGCTGCGTCAAAGATTGCCATTGCAGATTATAATGATGCGATACGTATCATCAACAAGACAGTACAGAATCAGATTAAGCAGGAGAAAGAGCAGGAGGGGAGTCTGAAAGCACTACGCGCTGAACTGTCTAATTTGACGGCTGAATATGATGCTCTGTCGGAAGCTGAAAGAAAGGGGGCCAGTGGTGAGGAACTGAAAAATAAGATAAACGAGGTTACGGATGCTTTGAAAGGTGGAGAGGAGGAAACGCAGAGGTATTACCGGAATGTGGGTAACTACGAGGAAGCGATTAAGAGTGCGGTTTCAAGCAATATTCCGTTTATTGGAACATTAATACAGACTCAGGATGAGATGGGAAGTGTGAAGGCGGGTGCTGTGGCTGCAGGTGCTGCCGTGAAGAATTTTTCAAAGACACTTCTTGCATTGTTGGCCAACCCGATTGTTGCTATTCTTACTGCGATTTCCGTGGTGATTATGGCTGTAGCTAAAGGTATTAAATCGAGTGAGGAAAATACAAGCCGATGGAATGTTGTTCTTGCTCCATTGAAAATGGCCTTGGATGCCGTGGGTAAAGTGCTGCAGATTGTGGCAAGCGGAATACTTTCTGTTGTAGAAGCTGGTGGTAAGATGATGGGATGGATTACCAAGCAGCTTGAAAAACTTCCGGTACTTGGTAAATATGTGGCAGAGGTGAACAAGGAGAATGAGAGATACATTGCTATGGCAAAGGAGCAGGCGGCAATAGACAGGGATACACGAAACCTTCAGGTGCAGAATGCAAAGAATGCTCTTCAGATAGCTACTTTGAAGGCAAAGGCTGACGATGAACTGAATGTGTCTGCGAAGGAACGTATGGAAGCTATCAGGGAAGCTAACAGACTGGAGGAGGAAGCCAGCAAGAAGAACTACGAACTGGCCAAGAGAAGATATGAATTGATGGTACAGCAGAATGCGATGGCTGAGAACACCAAGGAAACCAATGATGCTATTGCTCAGGCTGAGGTGGAGATGTATAATGCGTTGACTGAGTATCAGGATAAAAGGGGTGAATTGCTTGGTCGTGAGGTGTCTTTGGCTAACGAAATAAAATCGGCTGAAAAGGAAAAATCGGATGCGGCTATTGCTGCAAAGCAGAAAGAGATGGAAGCGGTAAGAGCGGCAGAGGATGCCATGCTGGCTCTTGTGAAAGATGGGCGTGATAAACAAAGTAAGGAGATAACCTTACAGTATAATCGTCAGATTGAGGATTTGCGTACGAGGCTGAAAACAGAGACAGACCTTACAGTAAAGGCCCGCCAGGCTATCAACGACCAGATAAAAGCTCTGGAACAGCAGAAGGCTGCTGAGTTGCAAAAGCTGTCTGAGGAGGAGTTACAGAAAGAGATAGACAATCGTACCAAGCTTATTTCCTTACAGCTTGAAGCCGTAAAGGAAGGTAGTGAGCAGGAATATCAGTTGAGGATGCAGCAGCTACTTGCCCAGCGTGATGCCGAGCTTGCTGACAAGGAACTGACCGAGCAAATGAAGCTTGCCATCGTGGACAAGTATGACAAGCAGATGGACGATCTGATATTACAGCGTGAGCAGGAAATATCGGATAAGCAGCAGGAAGCCGTCAGACTGAGAATGGAGAATGAAATTATGCAGCTCCAGCAGTCCGGTGCAAGTGAACTGGAGATACTTCAGGAACAGGCTTCACAGAAATTAGAACTGTTGAACAGCATACAGCAGCAGGAAGGGGAGAGTGAACAGGAGTTCCTTAACCGTAAGCTTCAGGCTAATCAGGAATATATCGATGCGAAGAAGGCCATTGCAGACAAGGAGGTTGAGATAGAGCAGGTAAAATTCCAGGCAATAGAGACAATAACATCAGGTCTGTCATCCTCCTTTGAAACATTGGGTGAAAATAATAAGACTTTTGCCATACTCTCAAAGACACTGGCTCTTGCTGAGATTGCCATCAATACCGGAAAGGCTCTGGCTGCCGGTATAGCACAGGCTCAGTCTGTCCCGTTCCCGGCTAACTTGGCAGCTATCGCAACGACAGTAGCAACGATACTTTCTAATATTGCTGTAGCTACAAAAACGGTAAAAAGTGCTAAATTTGCAACAGGTGGTTTAGTCACCGGACCAGGCACCGGAACAAGCGACAGCATACCTGCACAGCTTAGTAACGGTGAGTCGGTGATGACGGCCAGAGCCACCTCGATGTTTGCTCCTTTGCTCTCATCATTCAATCAGATGGGAGGGGGAGTTCCTATCAACGTGACACAGACAAGTAGTCAGGCTCTCGGAGAGGACATGCTGGCCAGAGCTGTCGCCAAAGGAGTTCAGTCTATGCGTCCGGTTGTTTCGGTTGAAGAGATAACCAGTGTGAGTAACCGTGTAAAAGTATTGGAGAATCTTGGTAATGTATGAACGTGTATGAATTTCTAAACACACATAAGGGAGTGATGGAGCAGTTACAGACGCTCCCGGTACAGCCGTCGGACGTGAGATACCTTGAACTTTACAAGGAATACAGCCGTCTGATGAAAGAAGGGCATAAGAAAACCTACGTATTGCAGTACCTTTCAGACGAATACAGCGTGGATGAGAGGACGATATACAGGGTTGTAAAGAAGTTTTCCACGGAAGTGGATATGTAATTGTTTGAGGTGGGCAGCGGCTCACCTCTTTTTGTTTGAAAAATCGACTGACAAGGCGTGTCAGTGCTATTCCTTTCAAAAATTCTTATAGCCATATCGCGTTCACTACCTTTGTTTCAAACAATTACGAGATATGGCGAAATTATTTATCAACAAAGACATTGTAGCTGATACCGAAAAAATGGAAAACTGGTATCTGACTGGCGTTGATGGTATGTCCTTCTCTGATGTACAGGATTTTCTTGGCTGGATTGCTCCGGATGACAATCACATTGATATTGAATTACACTCGTGCGGTGGTGATGTGGCTGAAGGATATGCGATATATGATGCTTTAAGGGCTACTGGGAAGGAAATTTCTGCTACTGTAGTAGGACGATGTGCTTCAATGGCGACAGTAATTCTTTTGGCAGCTCCTATCGAGCGCAGAAAGATGTATCCGCACGCAAAGATTCTTATTCATTCACCTTATTGTCCTGGTGTAGAAGGTTCTCTTGATATTTCAGCGCTTGAATCCTTAAAAGCTGGGTTGGAAGCAGAGCGTGAACGTATGATTTCAATCTATGTTGAGCGCTGTGGGGTTGATCGTGCGGTGATAGAGGAACAAATGGCTAAAGAAACATGGTTTGGTGGTGAGGTGGCCAAGCAACTTGGATTTGTGAGTGAGGTAATTATGCCGAAGTCAGCTAAAGTAGTATCTAACAATAAATTTATGGGAAAAAAAGAAAATGAAGTTACGGTAAGCAAGTCATTGCTTGACCGTATGCTGGCCAAGTTAGGCTATGCAAAAATCGAAGATGTTCCTGCGGTAGCGTTGGAGCTTACAACTGCAGGTGGCGACACATTGACAGTAGAGCGTGAAGAAGGTGAACCGCAAGTAGGTGACGCGGCAAGCCCGGATGGGGAACACGTAATGCCAGACGGGAAGACTATCGTAGTGACTGACGGCGTAATTACCGAAATCCGTGAAGCTGAAAGTGGAAATGATGATACAGCAGCATTGGAGGCACGTATCGCAGAATTGGAACAGCAGGTTTCTGACTTGACAGCCAACGCCAAGACAGAGGATGATGTCAGAATCCTGGATGCAGTGGCTAAGGCTGGAGGAATTGAAAAACTGACTAAAGCGGCCGCAAGCAAGTACACTCCTGCAGGACGTACTACTACTATCGGTAAAAAGACTGAGACAAAGAAAGTGAGCAAGATTGGACAGAAATTGGAGAAAATCAAAGAAGAAAGAAAAGGAGGTAACAAATGACGTGGGAACAGTTAAGCAATCTGACACCTGATAATGGTGCAATTAGAGATTTGAAAGATTTGATTATTGCAGAGATTTTTACCGACCCTGAACTGGAGCGCTTCTTCACTCTTGTACAGAACGCTAAGAATGGTGAAAAAATTGGTTATCGTGGTGCAATGAGTGATGTCGGTTGGGCTGGCTCTGGTTGTAATCCAAGCTATAAAAGTGCAACCATTCAATTCCTGGAAAAAGAATGGTCAATTGGTGATTGGCAAGTTCCTTTGAAGTGGTGTTATACAGAACTGATTAATACTATTGCTGAATATTGTCTGAAAACAGGGACTGAAATTGGCGATTTGACTTCGACTGAATATATGGATGATATTGTTTATCCAGCATTGAAAGATGCGATGATGAGCATGATGTGGCGATTTGTATGGTTCTCAGATAAGGATGCAAAACTTCATTCTAGCTCTGGAGTCTTGTCTACAGGAACTGATGTGGAATTGTTTAAAACGACAGACGGTTTGTGGAAACGACTTTTTGCTGTTGGAACTGCCAGTGCTGGTCAAAAAACAGCTATTGCAGCTAATGGTGAAGCGACGATGGCCGAACAGTTTAGCAAGTTGAAGGAGTCTGGAGTAGCAATCGGAATCTTCGATGCGATGCTTGAAAATGCAGATGCCCGAATTGCAGGTTTGCCAGGTGCTGGTATCTTCTGTACTAAGACGCTTGCAGATGCATTGACAAAAGACTTGAAGCGTGAATATAAGGAAATCCTTACATGGGAGCAGGTATTTGGAGGAATGAAAATGACAGAGTACAATGGTGTTCCTGTATACCAGATTCCGGTGTGGGATAGAATGATTATGAAATACCAGAATGACGGAACGAAACTTAATCTTCCTCACCGTGCTGTGTTTGGTTCTCCTCGTGAAATGTTGGTCGGAACTCCAGCTAATGACCTGATTTCAGAACTGGATATTTGGTTTGATAAAAAAGACCGCATGAACTATCTGTATTCCACGGGTAAGATGGGAACACAGATTGGTCAGGATGACCTTTTCCAGTTTGCTTATTGACGAAAGGAGGAATTATGTCAGCAATTTGTGACTATGCTATTAAACGGGACATCGCGGTGAGTTGCGATGACCCTCTCGTTCCTGGAGTAGAGCAGGAAGGCGTTATCATGAACCGAAAGGACGTGGATTTCGCTACCGTTGCTTTCAATGCAACCCGTAAGAATGTGATTGAAACGCTTGCGCTGAAAGACAGTAAGAAAGCCTATAAGGTTGTCGTTCCTGGAAGCACTCCGTTTACCGGGACGAATACGGCCCTTGCTGTAGGTACATATAAGAATACGTTTACCAATACGGTGAATATGGTGATTCTGGCCAATGACCCGGACGTGTGTGCGGACATCATTGACGGGCTGGCGAACGGTGAATATGTGGTAATACTTGAGAACAAGGCGAAGAACTTGCAGAAGGAAGAGAATCCGGGTGACTCCGCATTCCAGATTTACGGATACTACCAGGGATTGAAAGCTGCTGAAATCAGCAACGACAAGTATTCTGAGGAAATAGATGGTGGCTGGTCCGTGTCCTTGCAGGAAACAAAGGTGCCAAAGTCGGCTTTGTTCCTTTACAAAACGGACTACGAAACGACCAAGGCAGCCATCGATACATTGACTTCTGCTGCAGTTTGATATGGAAGTGATTGATGTGGTTAATAGGTTGAAGGAGTTGGGAAGCATTGCTTCCCTCTCTTCTTCTGACAAGGCTGAGATTGAAAGTCTGTATGCCCTTGTACTTGACAAGAAGTTTGTACGCACATCCTGTAGCGATTGCTATCGGGATGCTGTTATTGAGATGAGTGTTTACCTTAACAAGAACGGAAAGATGAAAGAAAAATCAGAATACGGTTTGAAGAATGGCGTTCTCCTGCAGATGGGATTTGGAAGCGCGGAAATGTACACGAATGCCAACCTTACTGACGAAGTGGCGGAAAAGTACCTGGCGAAATATCCGGACAACATTAAGTATTTCTCGAAGAAACCTGAAGACTGGGAGGAGCGTGTGAAGTCGAGAAAGAGCGGTAGCGTGGTGATTGATGACGAGCTTGTCTCTCTTATGGTTGAATCTATGAAGGACGGTGTGACAAGCAAGTCCATCCAGGAAGAGTTCAAAAGTTATAAAATCTCCGGAAAGATCATTACAAAAAAGTCTCTGATGGCTCACGTAAACAAGGCTCTGGAAGTATTTGCTGCATTGCAGGAGAATCCGGAAGGAAGCGAAGATGGGAAAGAAGATGGAGAGAGTTCAAATGAGCAGGAATCTACCGGTGAACAGAATGATGAAGAAGGAGAAGCGGTAGAAGGTGCTGAATAAATTAAAACCTCACGGGATATGAAAGTAAAGGAACTTAGAAAGAAAAGCAGTGTAAGGGTAGACATACGCTATTTGCAGCAACTTGGGATACAGTCTTACGGGGATGACAACCTTTATCCGCAGACGGTAAGGAATATCATTGCAGCAAGTTCTACAGGAAGTGAATGTGCGGACCGTTTCGCGGATTTCATAGAAGGTAACGGATTCCGTGAGGTTTCTTTCTCTGAATATGTGGTAAACCGGAAAGGCGATACAGCGGATGACATACATTCACTTGTATGCCGGGACATGGCTGACTTCAATGGAATAGCGCTACATGTGAACTACAACATTCTGGGCCAGATTGTGGAGCTTCAGCATATCCCATTCGAGAACTGCCGTCTGGTTGAAGAAGATGACAACGGATATGTGTCAAAGATTGCCGTACATCCGGACTGGAGCGGCACGAAAACCAGGAAAGGGAATAAGATACGTGTCGCAAAAGAAAATATCGACTACATCGATGTGTTCAATCCGTTGAAATCTGTCGTTCTGGCACAGATTGAAGCTGCCGGTGGCATTGAATACTACAAAGGACAAGTGCTATGGGTGTCCATGGCCGGGAAACAGACCTATCCGGTAGGGAAATCAGACCGTGTCATTACGGAAATGAGTACGGATGAGGGACTTTCAAACGTGAAGTTCCGGAATGTGCGTAATAATTTCCTTCCATCGGGTATGGTAGTGACAAAGAAAGGTTCGGACAGTGTCAGATACGATGAAAAAGGCAATGAAATAAAGATTCCGGAGGATGACGGGTTCTCTGATAGCCTTGTGAAGCTACAGGGTGATACGAATTCCCTGAAACTTATAGAGGTAACGCTTGAAAATGATGAAGAAATGCCTGAATTTATCCCGTTCACGACTCAGAACTACGATAAGGAGTTTACCGTTACGGATGCAAGCGTGGTGGAGCGCATTTATTCCGCCTACGGGCAGGAGCCGTGGTATTGCATCCGTATCGGGAAAGTGGGATTTTCCGGCGATATTTTGGAAGATGCTTTCGAGTACTATAATTCTATTGTCAGCAAGCAACAACGCTTGATAGAGCGCACGTTTGACCGCATTTTCAGCTATTGGTTTGAGGTCGCAAACCCGTCGATGGATTTTAGTGTACAACCTTTAAAGTATGTAAGAAATGCAGAAGTACCTGATAACAACGCATGATGTATCGTCCTTGTCTCGCGGTATGTCCGTGCATTTGGATGAGGACAAGATAGAGACCTATATACGGGAATCGGAGAGCGTCGACATAAAGTCTGCCCTTGGGGATGCATTTTATCTGGATGTGAGGGAACATCCGGAGAAGTATGCGCTTCTTCTTGATGGTGGAACGTACGAGGACAAGTGTGGAGAGAAAAAGATATTCATGGGTATTAAAACGGCGTTGGCATATTATACCTATGCACGGATCGTGAAGAACGGTGACTTGAACGTGACCAGATACGGATTTGTCCAGAAGGAGGATGAGTATAGCAGCCGTCCGGACATGAAGGAGAAGGTGATGGCCTATAACGATGCGTTTTCCATGGCAGACCGATATCTGAAGGAGTGTGTAATGTTTCTCGATGACAGGAAGGAAGAATACCCACTTTACAAGGGAAATGGAAAAATCAAAGCAAACAGAACTGTATTTAGAATTTTAGGAGATTAGAATATGGCAAAGGATTTTGAATCTTTAAAGCAGCAAGCTCTTGTAATCAAAAATGAAGTTGAGGACGGTGCAAACAATACGGAACGTGTTGGGGGAATGCTGGAGGATATTGTTGAAAGTATGAAATTAGGTACATGCGAATTTAATGTATCTTCTTTCTATCCGACAAGTGGTATTTCGGGCGGGAATAAATACACCCTTGAGACAGCGATTGTGCAAGTTCCGGCAGAACTTAGGACGGAAGGGCTTACTGTCAGCTTTCTGAACGAGACTGGAGATACAGAGAAATGGGAGTTTAGCGGAGGTTCCTGGGCGATTGGTGGATTTGAGCAGGTCGGAGCTGTGGAATTTTACAAGTTAGACAATGAAAAATTAAATAAAAATAATCCAGAACAGTCCGCAATCAAAGATAGTTCAGATACTTTCTACTTTGCAGACTCAAAGGGAAATGTTATCGGGAAACTGGATAAGGACGGGTTCAAGGCGATAGAATATCTTCTGAAGGACGGTAAAAAGTTATCAGAAGTGTTGCTATCAAAAACTGAGACTGATAATGATTCCGAATCACGGCTGAAGGATAATTCTGACTCTTTTATCTTTTGTGATTCAAAAGGAAATGTAATTTGTCAGATATTAAGAGAAGGTGTTAAGTCTCATGATTTTATCCTGAAAAACGGGAAAAAATTATCAGAAATAGGTGTGGAGCTGGAGGGGAAAGTAAACAAAGAGGAAGGGAAAGGTCTTTCCTCAAATGATTTTACGGATTCATATAAGAAAAAGATTGATGATATTCAGGCTGGTGGAGGTGGAGGGGCTGACGACATAATTAACAGAATGGATGGTTTCTATTTCTGCGACGGAAGTGGAAATGTGATTCTTAAAATAACATCAGACGGAATATACAACAAGGACGGAACGCCCTTGAAGAATGATGGGAATATCCCGACGAGCTGCATATATGGGAAAAAACTGTACACTCTCTGTGATTCGTTAGGAACAGCTAATATATGGCAGGAAGAGTTTGCAAAAATAACAGGTTGCATTTTTAACGGTAATGAAAACTACAATCAAGGTAATGCTTTCAATTTGTCGGAGGGTGGCACACGGACGCTAGGAAATGACAGGAAATGCGGCCAGATGCGCGCCTTGAAACTTCTAGAACTGCATCCTGACGCTGATGTTATATTCTATGAAAACGTCAACGATACATCTGCGAAGAGAGGCTCTATATCTGACGCACCCTTCATGCTTTCACAGATGGTGGATTATAATGGAAATATATATGGGAGTAAAGAAGAAGCCCAGGAAGCACTATCTGACGTAATTGAAACGGTTGCGGAAAAGAAAGTGGGAACAATGATACGGATTCCTTACACGTCTGAAAGCAAGGACGGATTTCTGCTTACCGTCAATGGAACTGCCGTATCGGACGGGAGCATCCAAATAACGATGGGAGGAAACAGTACAGGAATTGCTGTAACCACAAAGATGTCAATAAGTGACATTCTCAATGAGATATTGCGATGCGACTTTATTCAGTACGGATATGAGGACGTAAAGAAAGGAGACAATTCCATTCTGTTTTCCAACGTAGGGAGCGGTGGCGAGGTAACCTTCAATGCAGGAGACACAGGGGTTTCCGCCACTCTGACAGGCGACTATTCCTCATCGTATGAAGCCTACTGCTTCATTTCACGTGACGTGAACCAGTGGAATACGGTTGGGAACTGGAAGAAATGGGATGAAATAACTTTGCAGAGTGCCGTAAAAGGAATATTGGAATTTCTGTCTACAAATTTCCCGAAGGCACAGATATACTATTTGCTCCTTCCTGACCTTTCTGTAGGGGATTCCACACCGAAGAGGGAGGACGGAACGATTGACATTGACAGTATTGCATCCCTGCATTCATGGTCCGAACTGTATGACACGATGCAGGAGATTGCAAAGTACATGTGGATTCCTTCAATCAGGTTGGGGGAAAATTGCGGCATAAATCCCTACAATGCGTCATCCGGAGGTTATTATCCTTATAATGGAGGCGTTCATCCCTATGAGATGGGTTATAAAAGATGGGGTGTACAGTTATCAAGATTTTTTTAACTTTAAAACTTATAATCATGATTTTTGTAGCAAAAAATGCTGACTTCTCAGCAAATTCAATTGGGAAAATTAATATAAATACGGAACTTTCATCTTTTACGAAAAACCTTCTAAAAAAGATGACCAGGTTCGATGAAAAGTCGGATGAAGCATTTGCTTTTGACATGTTCTATTCAAGCCTTGTTGACAAGGGACTGTGGGACAAGATAGACAATCTTTATTTACCCGTAATGGCAAAAACAATCGACGAAACCTTCTGTGATGTTGCAGGGGATATGAATTATGACGTTATTGATTTTTCAGAATCAAACATCGAATTATCAGAACTTAATGGACTAAGACAAATTAACAAGTCTGGAGGTGGAATTAATGACAAAATACGTCCGACGCTGAATAAAAGCGTTAATTTCAATGACGTTAGTGCGTGCATGTACATTCTTGATAATTTTCAGGTAAAATGGGTGGAAGGATATACCTATGATGCAAAAAGAAACATCGGATTCTCGAACCAGTTAAGTTTCTTTGCACTGAATGTCGACGGAAGTGGGAAAATATATCCTTCAACAATGATTTCCGCCGGTGGAAAATATCCATCCGTTACAGGTTCAAGCAATGCCCTTATTCCAGAAAAAGGGTTCATGGGATTTACTAGAAGAACTTCTGATAGTTATGACACAGAATATATTGTCGATAATACAGCCTATGAATATGGAGAGAAAAAAGAAGGCGACGAAACAAATGTAACTAATATGCAGCTTTTTGCTGAGAATTTTATATCGGATAGAAAATCAGGTGATCAGTTAAAGACCATAATAGCTCCAAGTGTAGGACTTTATATCATCACCAAGAATGCACTTACACGGGATGATATGCTTGACCTTGAAAATATCGTAGAAACATTTATGTCGTCATTATAGGAATAGCCGGCAATTTACCGGCTATTCCTATAATGACAGTATCTCAATTTATCATTCTATATATTGTTTCAGCCCATCTTTGATAACCTTCCAATTTGGGATGAACATTATTACTGTTATAAAAATACTGTGCATTGTAAATATTTATTCCACTTTCTTCTCTCATGTCAAGGATAGGAATACTATAATATTTAGCAACTTCTTTTTGGCATTTAAATAGAGCTGTCATGTTTATTTGTCTAGGTAGATTATTAAATGTATCTAAATCAATGGAACCATTAGGTCTCAAAGGTAGTTTATTAAAGTCTATATTATAATCAGTTGGTATAAACCAATATATTTTTGTTGAAGGTAAATTTTTTAATAAATATTCAAGAAGTCCTTTGTATTGAGAATATAGTGAAATTGTCGTTGTCCATTTTGATTTGTCACACCAATCTTGTTCTATGTTTTCGCCGGTAAAACACAAGCAATACTGTGTAATTGCATTAGTATATTCTTTAGAATACTTAATGCCTGTATTATTGGTATCAATAGAAATATTACCAGTGTAATCTTTATAATAGGACAAAATAATAGAGTTTGCAGATTCCTTATAATCGTCCCATCCTGGTCCATAATTATATTGTATCATTAGATTTATAATCTCTTCTGTTGACATTTCTTTTGTGACTGAAATTCCATATTTTTTTCCACCTATGTTAATTGTTATGTTTCCGTCATTTATAGCTTTATTATTTATAATTAGACGTGTAGCATTATAGTCTTTTTTGTAAGGTATTAGAATAGAAGTTCCTAATTGCCTTTCATTAATATCTATATTATCCAATATAGTAGCGAAATTATCATTCCAATAATTTACGACATCTGAATAAGATGATAGTCCATTTATTTGAATTTGATATGTATTGGTATTAAACCACGGTTTGTCATTTATATTGCCGGATATTATACCACCAGAAACATAATTAATATCATTGATATTTTCAATAAATAAGTAATCAACATTTCTTTCTTTGCTTAAATTTACAAGGTTTTTAGCTCTAGTCATTCCACATACATCGCCATATACCCCGGTTGTACTTCCTCCATAACTAATCGGACTATAAGTGTTAAAATTTTTTTATTGTTCAAAAAACATTCCGCTGAGATGAACTAAGTAATCTTGCCAAGTTCCACTTTCACCTAATGAATCAAATAAAGAAAAGAATTCTTTGTCGTAAAAATTGTTGTTAATCGAGAATGGACATGTTATTTGCGTATTGTCAGAAAATAAAAAAGTTAAATTGTTATAATCTTTAACTATGCCTATAATTATGGGTGCATCATTACCATCTACACCTTCAGCTTTTATTCCAGTATTATTCCCATTGATTATCCAATTCCCATTTTCCCCAATTTCTATTGATGGTGTATCGCCATTTGTACCATCATGACCTTGAGATGGTTTGCCTGTATCAACTCCATCGATATACCAATTACCGTTATCTCCTATAGTGATAATAGGAGTTTTTCCATTTGATAATGTTATTGATTGTCCATCAGAGAAGTTAATGGTGTATTGACCATCTCCTTGTTCAATGTTTGTGACAGTGGAACTCTGTTGAAGTGCTTCAATTAATTGCTTTTGGTTTGCTAATTCAGTCTTAATGTTTTCAAGTTCCTGTTTCCATCTATCATCCTTACATGAAAACATAAAAACACTAACTAAGACTAGTAGAATCAATCTTTTCATAATAATATTTCATTTTTTTTGCAAAGATATAAACTTTGCAAGTATTAATAAGATTTATAGGGTCTTTTTGTTTTCTTCATATAGTAAGTTCAATAGAGTTTCTGTGCGGTTTCATAAGATTAAGGAATTATGTTGTATTTTAGTCATGGTAGAAATAGGGCTACTAACTGTCTGTATCTACTCGTTTTCTACCAAGTTGCTGACAGGCGTTGTCAGTGCTTTGTTTCTATAAAAATCTTTCTTTGACTTAGAACTGCATAGCTTTGTTTTTGTATTGAAAAAATAAAAAGCTATGAGTCGATTTTATTATTGGTTACTTGAGAGTAATCGATGGAAACATCTGTTTTCCGGTTTGTTGATTTTCGTACTATGGTATGTTGCCTTTAGTATGATTGGCATGGATAGTGTGTTATCTGGAACTTCTGGATTGGTTTGTGTATTGGTTGCTATGTGTAGCGTTGAATACGCGCAGAAGTCTGCTGGGGGGAAATGGGACTGGTCTGATATTCTGGCCGGGTGTTTGGTCCCATTTGTGGTAGAGGTAGTGTTGTTGGTGTCGATGTTGCTGTGATATGGAAAAGTATGTAGGATTCATCACTCAGGATTTACGGTCAGGTGTGGCAATAATCTTCACTTGCCTTGTGCTGATAGTCTTTGCCTGTCTGATGGATATGTGGACTGGAATAGACGCGGCACGGGCCAACAAGGAAAAGATATGCAGTAGACCTTTACGAAAAACAGGGACAAAGATTGTGGACTACTACAGGCTGGTGGTATTTTTCATTCTGATTGATATTCTTGGCCTTTGTTTTCCATGGTACAACCTTCCGTATGGAGCAGTCATCGGTACGGCCGGAGTTCTGTTTGTGGAGGGCTTTTCCGTAGTTGAGAACCTTCGCAGAAAAAAGAGCCATGCAGCGGAAGTGGCCGACATGGCTGCTAAAATTGTGGAGTGTCTTACTCCAGAAGAAGCACAGAAGATAATTAAGAAGATAAAGGAGGAAAAGAAATGATACCAAGAGGTTTACGTAATAATAATCCTGGGAACATCCGGATAACTAAAGACAAGTGGAAGGGACTGAGACCTGTTCAGGAAGATAAGGAGTTTTTCCAGTTCACGGAAATGAAGTGGGGATATCGGGCACTGATTCGCACATTGCAGAATTATCGCAGACGTCATGGCTGCCAGACTATAGCGGATTTCATCCGGAGATGGGCACCGGAACACGAAAATAACACGTCTGGTTACATTTCACGTGTGTGTAAGGAGATGCAGGTCCCGACAACCTATGTACCGGATGTGGAGGATAAGACAACCATGTGCGCCTTTGCCGCAGCAATCAGTCAGGTTGAAAACGGTATACCTGCTGTGATGTCGGACGTTGAATCAGGTTGGGAGGTACTATGAAACTCTATAATTACATAATAAACAAGGTGGGCCGGTGTATTACGCTGGCTCCCTTCATGTGCCTTTTTATTCTCTGTTCTTGCCGGACGGTGAAGTATGTTCCGGTAGAAAGTAATGCTGACAGCGTGGTAGTAGAGAAGCTTGTGGAGATCCAGTTACCGCCGGACAGCGCTACCATACGAGCGTTATTGGAGTGCGATGAGAACGGAAAGGTCGTACTGGATTGGTTGGACATCGCAAACAGCAAGAACGCACAGGCACAGCTTACCATCGACAGCCTGGGCAACCTACTGGCGAAGATGAGAACACTGCAGGATACGGTCTACCTGCCGTCCAAAGAGGTTACGGTAACCAAGGAAGTGAAAGTGCCGTACCCGGTCGAAAAGGAGCTGACCAAGTGGCAGAAACTTTGCGTCAATGTCGGCGGATGGGCAATCGGAATAGTAATAATTACAATACTTGTAGTTGTATGGAGAATGGTGTATAAATTAAAGAAATAGAAAGGAGGTGTAATATGAAGTAAGCTTTTTCTACTTTTTTGAAACGGAAAAGCAGCAGTACCCCGGCAAGTGTGTCGGGGATTTTTTGTACTTATTAATAGCAGAATTTTATTAATATTACTATTTTTGGGATTATGAAATAAATAGTAGTATTATGAATAAAGATATTGTGAATTATAAAAATATATTAGTAATAGGCAATGGATTTGATTTAAATTTAGGATTAAAAACAGCTTATTCAGACTATTTAAATAGTGAAAATTTTCAAGAGTTATTAGATAGAAATTCTTTAGCTAGATACTTGAATAACTGTAAAAAAACTTCAAAATGGGTAGATATAGAGAAAGAATTATATAACTATTCAAATAGCTTATTCTATAAAGTAGAAAATAATTTGCGCCCAAATCCTAAAAGCGTACAATTGATTTCATATTTGCGGGGAGATTATTATGAGATTTGTTATTCATTAAGAGAGTACCTCAAAAAAGCCACAACTTGCCAAATAGATTTCAATGATAAAGCTGCATATAAAATTGTTTCTAAAGTTTTTACACAAAAAAATGTATATACTTATATATTGACTTTTAACTATACGGAAATAATAGAAAGATTACATCAGTGCTATTTCCCTTCAAGTGAGAATTTTTGTATAAACCATATACATGGTAGTCTACAAAATAATAATATAGTTTTTGGTATTGAAGATAGTGCAGAAGTAGCTAAAAAGCATGTTTTTTTATATAAATCTTATAATACAACTCAAAATATAAACGGATTGATTTCTGTATTTGAGAATGCAAAGAATATCACATTCTTTTGTTATTCTTTAGGGGAAACAGACCATTCTTATTTTGATGATTTTTTTAATGCACAAACAAAACCAGATTGTGATAGAAAGAAGTTTACGTTTTATTATTATGGGCAGGAAGCCTATGATGACTTGATATGGCAATTAAAGACATTAACTAAGAATCGGTTGACATATTTAAAACAATATAATCAACTCGAGTTTCATGATGTGTCAAGATTTAAATGAATACAAGCCCCGACCAGATTAATATCCGGAAGGGGCTTTGCTTTTTTCAGATAAAATCCCCATCTTTGTATTGCGTTACATATTTTATTGGAAAAGGGAAACCTTGACCGTTAGGCATCGGACAACATTATGTGGCCCGATGCTTCTTCATATACGGTTCCGTCCCGTGTTGTATGCTTAATGGCTACACTGTACCCTTTTCCAGGATATGTAACGCAACGGGTCGCGGGACCGTTTTCTTTTCCTGCCATAAAATCACGACTTATGGGATACACCTTGTCTAAGAAGTTCCTCGGGTATGGTCATTACATTCTTTCCGTGCAGGATGAATCAGGAAAGGTAAAATCAGCAGTTACAGGAGATACAGACCTGATAAATCGGTTGTCGTCTGAGTTGGAAGAGGAAAGAGAAAAAGCGACCAAAGAAGCTATAAATTATGTGTTGCAGGAATCGTAAAATTTATTGTATCTTTGTGCGTGATAATGCTGGTAAAATGACGAATTTATTCGATTGTTTTACGTATGTTTTACACTAAAAGATTTGATTTTAGATAACTTGCTGAAAGATAACGAAATATTTAATATCTAAGAAGATATTTTTAATTATTGCCTATCTTTGCATGTAAATTTGTATATACCTCGTTACTTGTATGAAGATATCCCCCTGTTACTATGTCGGTTTATTGTGTTTGCTGCTTTTCCTGAACGGATGTTCGGTCAGTAAATTCATTCCTGAGGGGCATTATCTTCTGGACAATGTGAAGGTAGAGTCGGACAACAAGGAGATCAAGTCTTCCCAAATGAGTGCTTATTTGCGCCAGACACCCAATGCCAAGTGGTTCAGTCTGGTAAAGCTTCCCATGTATATTTACGGGGCAGCCGGAAAAGACTCGACCAAGTGGATGAACCGTTTCCTTTACCGGATTGGGGATGCTCCCCGCATCTACGACCCGGTACTGGCAGAAGAAACACGGGTGCAGATTGAGCAGGCTGTACGCAACATGGGATACATGAGCGGGCAGGTGAGCATGTCGAGCCAGATAAAGGGAAAGAAAATCAAGGTTTATTATCAGATTCATTCGGGAGAGCCTTATCTGATATCCCATATAGCTTACGATATTGCCGATTACCAGATACATGATTACCTGATGACCGATTCTGCCCGTTCTTTCTTGAAGGTCGGGGTGCGGTTTGACATCAATATGCTGGATCAGGAACGTGACCGCATCACCCAATATCTGCAAAACCGTGGGTATTATCGTTTCAATAAAGATTTCATTACTTTTCAGGCCGATACCATGCTGAATACGCGGAAGGTAGACCTCATTATGCAGTTGCACCCTTATCGCCGCAAGAAGGAGGATGCTCCGTCGCCACACCGGCAATATTACATCCGGAATGTGGATTTCGTGTTTGATGCGGATTTCGCCGATTTGTCTGCCGATGCCCTGAGAGGGCTCGATTCTCTTCAGGCGGGAGGTGTGAATTTCTATTTTGTCGACAAAATGTTCCTCCGTCCACAGGTAATCAGCGATTACAATTACCTGAAAAAAGGACGACTGTATCGGGTACGTGATGTGCAGAACACGTATTCTGCCTTGGGACGTCTGAATATCCTGAAGTATTCGAATATTCGTTTCCAGGAGGAGTTGAAGGCTGATTCGGCTTACCTGGATGCATACGTCATGCTGACACGCAACAAGAACAAATCGCTTTCTTTCGAAATAGAAGGAACCAATTCGGCCGGCGACCTGGGAGCTGCGGCTTCTGTGGCGTATACTCATCGTAATTTATTCAAAGGTTCCGAAACTTTTACCATCAAGCTCCGTGGGGCTTATGAGGCCGTGACGGGACTGGAGGGATATGCCAACAGCAATTACATGGAATATGGAGTGGAAACCAGCCTGAACTTCCCTGAGTTCATGTTCCCATTCCTGTCGGCAGATTTTCGACGGAGAAGCCGGGCCACTTCCGAAGTGACCATGAAATATAACTGGCAAATACGTCCGGAGTTTGAGCGCACCGTAGCTTCGGCAGGGTGGAGCTACCGATGGAGCAAGCACCGTGCCACTCATCGTGTCGATGTACTCGACCTGAACTACATCTACATGCCTTACCGTTCGGAAACTTTCCGCCAGTACTTGGATTTGATGGACGAGAAAAATCCTTTGCTTCGCTACAGCTACGAAGACTTGTTTATTGTGCGTATGGGATATACCTATACTTATAACAGTTCGGGGGCTGCCAGCCTGAAAACTTCCCAGCGCAATTCCTATTCTATCCGTTTCAACATTGAGGAATCGGGCAACTTGCTTTATTTATTTTCGAAGGCCATTAACGGACGTCCGAAGAATGGAGAGGCTTATCAGATGGCCAACATTGACTTCGCACAGTATGTGAAAGCGGATTTTGATTTTGCCAAGAACTTTATGATTGACGATCGCAATGCGCTGGTTTTTCATGTGGGACTGGGAGTAGCCGTACCCTACGGAAACTCAAAGAGCTTGCCGTTTGAGAAACTTTATTTCTCCGGAGGAGCCAACAGCGTGCGTGGATGGAGCGTCCGTTCGCTGGGGCCGGGTGGATACCGGGGCGACGGCAACAGCCTGGATTACGTGAACCATACGGGAGATATCAAACTCGACATGAATGTGGAATATCGGACTCATTTGTTCTGGAAACTGAACGGAGCAGCTTTCATTGATGCAGGTAACGTGTGGTCTATCCGCAACCGGGAACTTCAGCCTGAGGGCTTGTTCAAGTTCAACCGTTTCTACAAGCAGTTGGCGGTGGCCTACGGGTTGGGACTCCGTTTCGACCTGGACTTCCTGATTATTCGTTTCGACGGTGGTATGAAGGCCATCAATCCCATGTATACCGGCCGCGACCGTTATCCCATTATCTCTCCTGATTTCAAACGCGACTTTGCGTTTCATTTTGCTGTAGGTTATCCCTTTTAATAAAAATGTATCACAATATGAAGAATGTCTATACACTTGAAGAAGTAAACCAGTTGAAGGCCTGGTTCGACCAGGTTGAACTTCCCGCAGAAATGCAGCTGGACAAGGCTGTGTACATCCCTGACGTGAAAGAAACCGTGGCCCGTCTGTTCATGCAGGCCTATGTGTGTTATGAGAATCCGAAGCTGCAAGGATGTCTGACGTTGCTGGAACGCATCAAGACTTATCTGGAAGAGAAAAGAGGTTAGGTGAGGCTAAAATTGCCGGCTTTCTTTCATATTTGCGAAAAAAATACGAAATTTGCACAGCAACGAAAAAGATTATTTCAATACACCTTTATAAATATAACAATTATGACAAAAAGTGCATTACAAATTGCAAGAGCTGCTTACCAGCCGAAACTGCCGAAAGCATTGAAGGGTGCAGTAGTAGCTAAGGAAGGCGAACCGACTCAGTCTGTAGCCGATCAGGAAGAAATCAAGAAATTGTTCCCGAACACTTACGGCATGCCGTTGATTCAGTTCGTGGAAGGTGAAGCGAAGGAATTTGCTCCGATGAACGTCGGCGTAATCTTGTCTGGTGGACAGGCTCCTGGTGGTCACAACGTTATCTCAGGTTTGTTCGACGGTATCAAGAAACTGAACCCGGCCAACAAACTGTATGGTTTCATCCTGGGTCCTGGCGGTTTGGTAGACCACAAATATATGGAACTGACAGCCGATATCATCGACGAATACCGTAACACAGGTGGTTTCGATATCATCGGTTCAGGACGTACAAAACTGGAAAAAGAAGACCAGTTTGAAAAAGGATACGAAATCCTGAAGGAACTGGGTATCAAGGCACTGGTAATCATCGGTGGTGACGACTCAAATACAAACGCTTGTGTATTGGCTGAATATTATGCTGCCAAGAACTACGGCATTCAGGTAATCGGTTGCCCGAAGACTATCGACGGTGACTTGAAGAACGAAATGATTGAAACTTCATTCGGTTTCGATACTGCCTGCAAGACTTACTCTGAAGTAATCGGTAACATCGAACGCGACTGTAACTCAGCTCGTAAATACTGGCACTTCATCAAATTGATGGGACGTTCTGCTTCTCACATCGCACTGGAATGTGCTTTGCAGACTCAGCCGAACATCTGTATCATCTCTGAAGAGGTAGAAGCCAAGAACATGTCTTTGGACGACATCGTGACTTACATCGCACAGGTAGTAGCCGACCGTGCAGCTGCCGGCAACAACTTCGGTACGGTATTGATTCCGGAAGGTCTGATCGAATTCATCCCGGCTATGAAGCGTCTGATTGCTGAATTGAACGACTTCCTGGCTGCCAACGGCGAAGAATTCAACAGCATCAAGCGTTCTAAACAGCGCGATTATATCATCAGCAAGCTGTCTCCTGAAAATGCGGCTATTTATGCTTCTCTGCCGGAAGGCGTAGCTCGTCAGTTGTCACTCGACCGTGACCCGCACGGAAACGTACAGGTTTCTTTGATTGAAACTGAAAAGCTGTTGTCTGAAATGGTAGGAACTAAGCTGGCTCAGTGGAAGGAAGAAGGCAAGTTCGTAGGTAAGTTCGCTGCTCAGCACCACTTCTTCGGTTACGAAGGACGTTGCGCTGCTCCGTCTAACTTCGATGCTGACTACTGCTACTCTTTGGGCTACACTGCATCTATGTTGATTGCCAACGG